ATCTACAATTGTGTCATTAGCAATCATTGTGGATGTAACTGTTCCTGAGTCAGCCTGGGTTACTGCTGTTCCAGAAATCTTACTAGCAGCAATCGCTGCTGAAGCGTTAATGTCTGCATCAACAATAGTTCCATTTTCAATCATTGTGCTAGTTACTGTGCCAGAATCACCAGTTGTAATTACAGTACCTGATACGTTAGGAAATGTAATTGTACGATCTGCTGTTGGATCAGTTACTGTAAGTGTTGTCTCATAATCATTTGCTGTTGAACCTTCAAACACAATGCTTGATTCAAAAACACCAACTGCTGCTGGTGCTGAAAACTTTAATCCTGTTGCTTCATTGCTATCTACTGTTAAAACGTGTCCATTGGTTGCACCAACGGCTAATCTAGTACCAGTATTTGATCCTGTACCAACTATTAAGTCACCCTTTGCGTCAAAGATTTCTTTTGTGATTATATCGTGTCCATTAACGGTCGCAGTTGATCCCTCAACTACAATTCCCGCTTTTACTCTAAAATCTTTTGTTACGGTTGCCATCTTTTATCTCCTTGGTTAAGCCTTTAATCCCATACGCATGTAGCGTAGGGTTATAGGGGTTTGTCCGCCCACTGGAACCACAGTTAGTGAAACTGTATCCCCAGCCCTTGAAACAGAGATGGTGCCAATATTCCCATCGTTGTCTATCGTTGCATATTCTGTAACTGAAACGTCTGTTCCATCTACAAGAATATTCATCTCTGTGGCGTAAAATTTATTTGCGCCACCAGAAGTCTTTTTAATTGAGATTACATATCTCATTGATCTAAATTCGCTTGCTAAAAAGTTATCAAATACTGTTGAATTTTCAATACCATTAATTGTTGATTCGTTATTTCCAGAACTACCCAAATCTGTTGCTTGTGCTGACAGGGTGTCAATTAAATCAACATAGTTTGCCTCTGTGGGTCTATCCCCAGTTTGAAATAGTGATTTTACTGCTGCGAGTGATACTTTAGCCATGATGAAATTATATCACATTATTAAAGAATATAATTATTAATTCCGATTATTTGAAGCCCAATTCCAGGTACGGCTGTTGGTGATATTCCAATGTTTGTAAACCTTACCCTAAAGGGCAAAACCTCTTGTATCTTTGTAAACCTTACAAACCCATCTATTTTAGTTTTAGGATAATTTATCCTAGAAATTTTTTCTGATTTATTTTTAGATAAATCTATAATTGTTGCATAAGCCATTACGACTCATCGCTGTTTGTAATATCTTCAATAACTGTTAATATGCCACGAGCAACTGTCCATACCCTGCTAGCATCTCTTAATTCAATATCAAAAATATCTCCAGTATTTAAACTTTTTGATTGAGTAGATGTTAAGGATACTGTGAATTCTCCATCATCATCTGCTGCTAGGGCAACAGGGGTAAGGTTTAACACTCCCGCTGGATTTGCATCATTTAAATTTCCTGCAACTGTTGGTCTTTTAATTTCCATTTCAATTGTCCATTCGGAAATATCAAGTGGATCTTTATTGTCATCTGTTACGTATACTCTAAATCCTGCACTGTCTCCTTTTACAATTGTCCAATTAACTGTAGGTGGTGCAGAGCCAATTGAATAAGAATCTTGTTGTGAAGATCTAAGTGTTGCCATTATGATAATCCTGCTTTCAATGATCCCCAACTGCCGTTGCCTTTTGGTTGACCTACAACTAGTATTCCAGTTGTTGCATTAGCCTTTCCGACTATTGCTACTGCTCCAGAACCAGTTGCTGGTTGTGTTGCTGTTAATCCTCCACCATCTGCTACATAAAGAACATTGCCAGCAGTAAATGAATTTGTGTTTGCGTTAAGTATTACTCCAGAAATAGTAACAACACCATCTGTGTTATTTCCAATTGCTGAATCTGTTAATCCTAAAACTGGGAATGTAGTAAGATCATCAGAATCACATTTTCCAATTGTTGGTTTTGTTGAAAAACCAGTTATATAAACTGGAGTTGCTTTTGCAATACTTGCACCACTTACATTTCTAACCTCTATAGTATGATTTACAAGACTAGGTAATATAAGTTCAATCTGTTCTGCCAAATCTTGAAAATCTCCATGAATGTTTACAGGATCACTAAATAGTGGATAAGGAAGATCGTAGTTTGCGGTTGCACCAGTAGCCATAATCTTATTATTATACCACTTCATACTATAATATTTTTAATAAATGTGCGGGTATATTGATAAAGTTGACTTTAATCCCTAAATCATGTTATAATTAATACACTACCGAAAGGTAGTTTTTGTTTCTAAGGAGGTAACACTAATGAGAAACATTGAAAAGAAGGTTTGGTTGGGGTTACTATCTATGGTTGGTTTTATTGCGCCTTTTAGCAATTCTGCCAACGCTTTAGATAATAATTTATTGACTAAACAGTCTTTAGAAGTCGTTCCAGCCCCTCAAGGGGCTTTTCTGGTTTCTAAGGACAAAGTATTAAAAAAATATGAAAATGCTCATAAATTAACTGATGGGCAGTTGGTTGAACTATTAAAGGCTATAGGCTTTAAAGGTAATTCATTAAGATCAGCATGTGCAATTGCTAAGGCTGAGTCTAATGGAAGACCTTTTGCTTTTAATGGTAATGCAGAAACTGGTGATAGTTCTTATGGGGTATTTCAAATAAATATGATGGGAGAACTGGGTCCTGATCGAAGAGAAAAATTTGATCTAGATTCAAACGTTGAATTGTTTAACCCAGTTACTAATTCAAAAATTACATTTCACATGACTAAGGGCGGTAAAGATTGGTCAGCATGGAGTTCTGTGAACGGACCACGGTACCTAGAATGGTACAGCAAGTATCCTTGTAAGTCCTAAAAATTAAATAAAAAATACCCCCTTGGAGTGATCCTTGGGGGTTTATTTATTTACAGTTATATTATGCTATTTCAACTCCGCTAATATGGAATTTAATAGTTGTAGCGCTTGCTAATCCTGCAATAATTTTAGTAGTTGCAAGAACCTGCTTTAGGTCAAATGCTGCAGTTGTATTAGCCGCAATAGTTGCATCTTTAAACAAATCAACTGAATCAAGAGTGATTGTAAAAGTTGCTGATGATGATGCTGAGTTTGTAACTACTATATTTGTAACTACCGCTGTTGTGTCGGCAGGCACTGTGTATAGAGTTGTGCTTGATGTCGCTGCTGCTGTTCTAGCAAGAGCCTTTGATGATGTAGCCATTAATTACTACCTCCTTGGGGTCGTATGAATATATTATAACACATTTTATATACTTAAAATACCAGAAAATGACATTGGATTGTCATCTTTGTCTTTTTCTTCACTGGGGACTAACTCTATTGTTTTATGGCTTGTTAACATCTTTAGTTGTTCATTTATCCATTTTTTACCTGCAGCATAATTTATCCAAGTATTCATAATTTGAAATTCTATTTCTAAGTTATTTTTAATAGTAACTATTGATAACCATCCACCGTCATTTTCAATATTTTTAACTAATGCAGCATTAAACGTTTTTTTCATATTTAAATCCCCCATTTATTATTAAAATCTTTTTAAGAAAATAGCACCACTTGAACCACTGCCAGCAGTTCCTCCAGTGCCTCCAATTGCAGGATAATATGAATTTCCTCCACCACCTGCACCATATCCACTACCACTATCTCCATATGGAGATGGGTTAGATCCACCAGCACCGCCAGTTCCTATACCACTACCACCACCAGAACCTCTGCTATTGCCAGTGCTTCCAGCGGCTCCACCACCAGTAGTTCCAGAAATTACAAATGGATATAATGAAGCAGTACTTGTGCCACCTTCTGCAGCACCACCTGGAGTACCACCATTTCCTGCTGGTCCAACATAGTTTCCATTTGTTCCTGCTCTTGCTCCACCATTTCCACCATTAGCAGTTAAATTAGAAAAACTTGTTGTTCCACCAGAATCTCCATAAGCCATATTTCCTGATCCACCCGTACCACCTGCGCCTACTGTTGCAGCCATGCTTCCTGTTAATGCAATAAATCCAGATGTAACTCCACCACTACCGCCACCTCTTCCATATCCAAAACCAGATTGTGCATGTCCACCGCCAGCACCACCACCAACTACAACCGCATAACAATATCCAGAAGTGCTTGTACCTGTATATGTTTGTGTATTGGTCAAAGTTTCAAGACTTGATGTTGGTCTAATAGTTGAAAAAAGACCTGCACTTAAAGTGATACTTACTACTATATTACTTCCTGTATTTGTATAAACATCTACATATGAAGCAGCGCTAGTAACTGATAATGTTAATGATCCAGAAGATGTTGATCCTGATGCAATTTCTGCATATGATGAATCTAAAAACCTAATTGTTGCAATTGTTGAAGAAACGCAAGAAATAGTATATGTTCCAGCAGGAAAACTTTGTGGCATATTGTATAATGTATTTGCAGAAACAGCAGTTACACTATAACTTGTTAAAGAACTGCTTGACGAAGCGGCGGGAATTGGGTATACGGATATAGACACTATAACTCTTTTCTAATATGTGCCAATTATAACATATTTTTATCTATACTCTTTTTTGTCCCAAAACATATTTTTATATCTATCAAAAAACCTTGTTTGCAACTTTTGGGTAATACTGTTTTGTTCTAAATAATCCTTTTCATCACCTATTTCCATATTCCACTCATCACGCTTTATTGGTATTACTTGTGCTATGGGGGTTCCTTGTTTAATATACCCTTCGAAATCTGGATCATTTATAACAAATGGAAAGTTTACTGGAGCGGTATAAATATCGGTATCTACAATACCTGGAAGAATAGTAAAAACTGATTCTCTATGAAATGGTTGAACAAATAGTGTTGAATATCCTTTAGGGGTTTTAATAGCCCATGGATTATTAAACTTTGGATAGGCGTGTGGCTTTACTGAAGGATGTTCTGGTGCCTGGGATATTGGATGAAAACTTATTATCCCTAAACTAGCCCATTGAAAAAATTGTTCTTTTTCACCCTTATCATTTTCTTTTAAACTTACATAAACATCTGCGGGTAGTGTAATAATATATCCACCAGTAATAGCATCTAATACTGGCATACATCGTTTAATGGTTGCTGCTGTTGTACCGTCGCCTACTGGTTTTTTCTCATCATTTATATATGATTTTGTAT